TGTAACTCCATTTTTAAAATGTGTTGTCATATAATCAGCGCCTCCATGCGCCAGTTATTCTTACTAAGAAAAGAATAACCAATTTATGATTTAATTATCTTAGTATGTCTTTTATACAACAGATTTATATTGAGTGCAAGAGAGCCTACAGTGTGGATTGGATTTTTCCAACGATGTAGCTTTTTTATTAAGTAGCTACAGAAACTTGTGGAGCGGCATTCTCGATCTTATTTTGCAAATGCTCTTTTTTAGCTTCTGCAAGTTTTATATGGTTAATTACTTCTCTGACTTTTCTGTCAATCTTAACCATGTTGAGAGTATATCTACCCTCTTTAAGATGCTCCTGCTCCCACTCTAGATCTAGACCCTTCTTCCTTGTGTAAAGGTCGTTCAGATGTGTTTGCACCATCTATAACCTCCTCATAGGTTATTCT